ACAGATGGGTAAGGGTTTCTACTTTGGACAAGGTAGACCAGCGAAACATTTCCGGCAAGTTTCGGGAAGGTTGGGAGCCAGTCGCAATTGAAGAACAACCCAAGTTTCAGTTCTTAATCGACCCCGATAGTCGATTTAAAAATAATATCGAAATTGGTGGGCTGTTGCTTTGCAAGTGCCCGTCTGAGTTTATGGAACAACGTGATGATTACGTTACGAAGTTCACAAAAGCTCAAGCGGAAGCTGTAGACAATAGCCTAATGCGTCAAAGTGACCCGAGGATGCCACTCTTTAGAGAGAACAAGTCTTCGACAAGCTTTGGCAAAGGTGTTTAATTCAAGGAGTTTTTAAATGGCATATCCTGTCGTATCAGCTCCATATGGGCTGTTGGCACAGAATCTGATTGGTGGTCAAGTATTTGCTGGTTCTACCCGCTTTTACCCTATCCAGTACGGTTATGCGACTGACATCTTCTATGGTGACTTTGTCGTACTATCACGCGGCTTTATAACCCGCGCCTCAGTTGCTACTGGTACTGGTTTAAACCAGACTACCGGTATCTTCTTGGGTTGTACTTTCACTAACCCCACAACTAAGCAAAAGTTGTTCTCTCAATATTGGCCCGCAAGCACCGCCGCTGGCGACTGCGAAGCCTATGTTTTGGACAATCCTGATGCTGTGTTCAAGGCTGTTGTTTGCTCTGCTACAACTGTTGTTGCTTCTGGCGCTTTGGCGATGATTGGCACTAACCTGTCAGCTATCAACAACACCGGCAGCACCACCACTGGTAACTCTGCTAACGCAGTTCTGGCTCCTTCTGCTACTCCTGTAACAACTACTCTGCCTTTGCGTATGATTGATGTTGTAGCAGATACGGCAGTTTCTCTTGGTACGGCTACTTTCAGCTCGGGTACAACTACTCTGACTGTCAGTGCTTTGCCTTTTGCTCTGCCAGTTGGTACGGACGTTTCTGTGGTGACCACAAGTGGTCAAATCGCACAAACGGGTTCTTTTGTGGCAACCGCAGCTAACGCAGGCGCAACTTCTGTTGTGCTTAATCAAGCCGCTACGTTTACATTGAATTCAGGCGTGTACGGAACAACCGTGGTTTTCACTCAGTATCCTGAGATCTTGGTTAAATTGAACCAAGGCTTGCATGGTTACTACTCTGCCACTGGCGCATAAGGAGCAATTAAATGGCTATTTCACGCGCGCAACTACTGAAGGAACTCCTTCCCGGTTTGAATGCTTTGTTTGGTTTGGAATATTCTCGCTACAGCGAGGAGCATAAAGAAATTTATGAAACCGAAACTTCAGAGCGTTCTTTTGAAGAAGAGACCAAACTGTCTGGTTTCTCTGCTGCACCTGTTAAGAACGAAGGCTCTGCCATCGCTTATGACAATGCACAGGAAGCATGGACTGCTCGATATAACCACGAAACCATTGCTTTGGGTTTCTCATTGACCGAAGAGGCCATTGAGGATAACTTGTACGACAGCTTGTCTGCTCGCTACACCAAAGGTCTGGCTCGTGCTATGTCGTATACCAAGCAGGTTAAAGCTGCTGCTGTGTTGAACAACGGTTTCTCTGCCTCTTATGTTGGTGGCGACGGCGTTGCTTTGTTTAGCACTGCTCACCCCTTGGTCAATGGTGGTACTAACTCCAACCGTCCTTCTACTGCCGCTGACTTGAATGAAACTTCGTTGGAAAACGCTGTTATTCAGATCGCTGCATGGACAGACGAGCGTGGTTTGTTGATCGCTGCTAAGCCTAAGAAGCTGATTGTTCCCCCTGCATTGCAGTTCGTGGCTACCCGCCTGTTGGAAACCAGCCTCCGTGTTGGCACTACCGACAACGATATCAATGCACTGAAGAACAATGGTTCTATCCCTGAAGGATATACACAGAACCACTTCTTGACCGATAGCAATGGTTGGTATCTGACAACAGACGTGCCTAACGGTATGAAGCATTTTGTCCGTACTCCGCTGGCTAACAGCATGGACGGCGACTTTGACACCGGTAACGTACGTTACAAGTCCCGCGAGCGTTATTCGTTTGGCTACTCTGACCCGTTAGGAATGTACGCATCCCCCGGTTCGTCCTGATGAAAAAGGGGGCCTTGTGCCCCCTTTTCTTTTGGTGTATATTGAACACATTCCGAGATTCATCGGCGTATCAAACAGGCTCGGCTGACCTCATGCAGATTGATACGCTATAACGCATGGAGATATTCTTATGGGATTCGCAACTCACCTTGGCCCTTGGTTGTTGGGCACTGTTAAAAACACAACTGGCACTACCGCAGGCACTATTCGTAACATGGGCGCTACGATTGTTTCTCAGTCGTACACCGCAGCTACAGCCACTATTTTGGCATCCCCAACCGCAGTACAGATGTTTGTGATCCCTGCTGGCGCACAAATTATGCGTTTTGATATTTATGTAACTACTGCTTTAACTGGCGCTTCTAACTGTGGTGTTGTTATTGGTACATCTGGATCATCCAACTTTTACATGACTACGTTGAATACTGGCACAACGGCTGTTCAGGTATCTCCTGCAACAATTGCTGCTGCAACGCAAGCTGCTAAAGTTATCAATGTTGGCACAACAGATGCAATCATCTTTGGCACGTTTACCGCAGCCACTACCGATGCAACCGCAGGTTCAATCGTTGTGTCGGTCACATACACTGTCCGCGACTCCGACGGTTCTGCTAATCCTTCACAGGTTTAATTAATCTTGGGGGCTTCGGCCCCCTTTTAAAAGGAGATTGATTATGATGCAAACAGACGTAAAAAGCGGCGCGGCAGCAGCCAACGCAACTACCACCATTTTTGCTGACCCAACCCGTATCAAGGGTATATCCATCAGCTACCCATCAGGCGGAACAGTTGTTCTCAATGATGGGACAGGCGGTACAGCTAGGTTTTCATTTACTGCGCCAGCGGCTGCGGGGTCTATCTACATGGTGTTCCCCGGAGAAGGCATTAGATGCTACACCAATATCTCAGCAGTTTGTGCTGCGTCTACAACCGCAGTAGTGTTCTATGGCTAAGTCGCCTGCATGGACGCGCAAGGAAGGGAAATCCGAGAAAGGCGGCTTGAACGCCAAAGGTCGGGCTTCCTACAACGCAGCGAATCCCGGGAAGCCGGGGCTAAAAGCTCCCCAACCCAAGGGCGGCAGCCGCAAAGACTCTTTCTGCGCCAGAATGACCGGCATGAAGAAGAAATTAACGAGCGAAAAAACCGCCAAGGATCCAAATTCGAGGATTAACAAGAGCCTTCGGGCTTGGAAGTGTTGACATGACCGAACAAACAGACAACGTCAAAAATGTAATGGATTTCGTAGCGATCTTCAGCACGTTTGGCGCGTTTTTAGAAATGTTTAACCCACTGTTTGCCTTGATTGGTGCAGTGGTGGGTGTCATGCGCATTTACGAAATGGCTACAGGTAAAGAGTTTTCTGCACTGTGGCGTAAAAAGAAGGCAGATGATGCCGAGCACGAGTAAGAAACAGCACAATTTCATGGCGGCGGTGGCTAAAAACCCAGCGTTTGCCAAGAAAGCCGGAGTCCCGCAGTCTGTGGGCAAAGAATTTTTAACTGCCGACAAAGGCAAAACTTTTAAAAGAGGTGGTGAAATGGCTACAAAAATGGATCCCAAGATGATGGCAATGATGGCTGCTAAGAAACGTGGCGCTGGTATGGGTGCTGGTAGAGGCGCTATGGCTCCTGCCCGCCCTGCTATGGCTCCTGCCGGTGGTATGGGCATGATGAATAAGGGTGGCACGGCTAAAAAGATGGCTTCTGGCGGCTTAGCTGCTGGTCATAAAGCCGCTGACGGTGTTGCTACAAAAGGCAAAACCAAAGGCATGATGGTTAAGATGAACAAGGGCGGCAAAGCATACTGCTAAGGAGTAATCATGGCACTCAGTGAATTTCAAAAAGCTTTTAAATCAGCGCGATCTAGCGGGGATAAAGAGTTTGAGTTTGAGGGTAAAAAGTACAACACCAAGTACAAGGAAGAAGACTCAGCGCCTGCTAAAAAAGCTGCTCCAGCAAAAGAAACTGAAAGCCCATCTCAGGATGCTTCAAAAAGTATGGGGTCTGCTGTTGGCTCCCAGAAAAAACAGCCTCCTAAAAAAGAAGGCGGTATTGGCCCTTACAACGTAGGTGCTGGCCCCAGCGACGAAGAAAAAGCAACCACATACGATAAGTATGCTGAGAATCGCAAAAAGATGAACGACTCAGGCGATAACGATAGCGGATCAAAACCAATCGCTGAATCAGATTGGGCTAAATCTGTTCGGTCATCACAGTCTGGCGACACCGGCTTTCTTAGTAAAAAGATGCGTGAAGCTATGGGTTCCTCTTACAAAAAAGGCGGATCTGTTTCAGCTTCTAGTCGTGGCGACGGTATTGCTCAGCGGGGTAAAACTCGCGGAAAGATGTGTTAAATCATGGGAAAACACTCAAGACACTATACCGATCTAAACCCACTTGAAGGTGGTGGGTCTGGCGGCGGCGGAAAATCGACAGGAAGGCCGCTTGATGCAGAGTTTTATATGCCAACAGGTGGCGCTGCGTTAGTAACTGCGGGCATGGCTGCACTGGGAGCCAAGAATGATGCCAAAAGAGAACGTGAAGCCGCAAGCGAAATCAAACGTGAATCTCGCGACAAAGAAGAGTCGATGACCGCAGGCCAAAAGCAGTCTATGCAAGAAGCAAAAGACGAGGAAGAGTACCAAAAGAGAAAGACTGCGCCCACCACTAAGACGGAGATGGGTAAAGCATTCTCCAAAGGCGGCACAGCCTCTGCTAGAGCAGATGGCATTGCTCAGCGAGGTAAGACTCGCGGAAAGATGTGCTAAATCATGATGTCTTCTCGCGGTATGGGCGCTATCAGCCCTTCTAAGATGCCTAAGGACAAGACGATTACCCGCAAGGATGATCCGAACAAGGTCAAGGTATATAAGGAAGGCGGAGAAACAAAGTCCAAAGTAAACGAGGCAGGTAATTACACCAAGCCAGAGTTACGCAAGCGAATCTTCAACAGCGTCAAAGCTGCGGCAATTGTTGGCACGGGCGCAGGGCAGTGGAGTGCAAGAAAAGCGCAGGTCATGGCTAAACGGTACAAAGCCGCAGGTGGCGGGTATCGTGATTAAAAAGCCGCAGCAATCCCTAAAGGACTGGGGCAAACAAGATTGGACAACTAAAAGTGGTAAAAAATCTTCTGACACAGGTGAGCGATACCTTCCAAAAGCTGCGATCAAAAGTCTCAGCCCTGCTGAGTACGCTGCAACAACACGTGCAAAACGTGCTGGCAAAGCTAAAGGGCAGCAATTCGTAAAGCAACCGCCAAAAGTGGCAAAGAAAACGGCAGGATTTAGATAATGGCTTACGTATCCTCTTCCAACTCGTTTAACCTTGATCTCAATGAGATGATCGAGGAAGCGTATGAGCGGGCGGGTCTAGAGGTTCGTACTGGCTATGAGTTTCGTACGGCACGCCGTTCGCTGAATCTGCTCACCATTGAGTGGGCAAACCGTGGTATCAATCTGTGGACTGTGGAAGAAGGCGCAATTACCATGGTTACTGGACAGGCGGTGTACCCGCTTCCAGAAGACACGATCGACTTGCTTGACCATGTTATCCGCCAGAATAATGGTTCGGCATCAAACCAGACAGACATCAATATCTCCCGTATCTCTGAGCCTACCTATTCGACCATCCCAAACAAACTCACGACTGGTCGACCAATTCAAGTATGGATTAACCGTCAAACGGCGCAGACAAATTTAACTTCGGTTACTTTAAATGGCACGATTACCAGCACTGCGACAACCATTGTGGTTAGCAATGCATCGGCGTTAACCACTACAGGATTTATAAAGATTGATTCTGAGACGATTGGCTACACCAACGTAGATGGCAATAGCCTGATAAATTGCACCCGTGGGCAGAACGGTACTACGGCAGCGGCACACACGACTGGCGCGGCAATATATGCCCAGAACCTGCCCTGTATCAACGTCTGGCCCACTCCCAACTCCGGCGGAGCCTACACTTTTGTGTATTGGAGACTGCGTAGAATTCATGAGGCTGGCAGTGGTGTAAACGTGCAAGACATCCCTTTCCGTTTGATTCCCTGTATGGTGGCTGGTTTGGCGTTTTACATTGGCTCTAAACGGCCTGATGTTCCCCCAGATCGTGTGGCATTCTTAAAAGGTGAGTACGAGCAGCAGTGGCTGTTGGCGTCCCAAGAAGATCGTGAGAAAGCTCCAGATCGGTTCGTCCCAAGGCAGTTGTTCTACTGAGGTGAGCTATGCCAAATAGATTTGCCTCAGGTAAATATTCAATTGCCGAATGCGACAGGTGTGGGCAGCGGTACAAGTTGCAGGAGTTGCGTAAGCAGGTTCTTAAGACCAAGATATACAACATCAAAGTCTGCCAGTCCTGCTGGGATCCAGATCAACCGCAGCTTCAGTTGGGTATGTATCCAGTCAGTGATCCTCAGGCGGTGCGTGAGCCAAGGCCGGATACAAGCTATCAAGTTTCTGGTGATCTAGCTGATGGGAACAACGGAGGCGGTAGTCGGATATTTCAGTGGGGGTGGAACCCAGTCGGTGGTTCAGCTAGTTTTGATGCAGTTTTAACCCCGAACAACTTGGTTTTAGCTGTAGAACTTGGTACAGTAACGGTAGCAACGACATAAGGAGTCAGTGATGGATAAAAAAGATTTAGCCCAAGATAAAAAAATGATTGGGTCAATGATAAATAAGCATGAGCAAAAAATGCATCAAGGCATGAAACCAACCAAGTTTGCTAAGGGTGGCCCTACTACTGACGACCGCATGCGTCTTGGTAGGAACATGTCCCGCGCAAACAATCAAGGGAGCAAGTAATGGCTAAATTCAGTATGAAACAAGGTGGCAAAGAAGTCGGCCCTGCCAGCGTCTATGCTGCGCCCCACACAATGGATGGCACGGCAATGAAGGTTACTTCAAACGGCAAAGAGCCAAGCAGCAGCAGGCTTGATACGCTTGATGTAAGCATTGGTGCAATCAGTAAATCTGCCGGTAATGAACCTATCAAAACAACTGGTATCAAAATGCGTGGTACTGGCTGCGCTACCAAAGGCGTTATGTCTAGGGGCCCGATGGCATGAATTACACCGAACTCAGTAACGCTATTCAAGCGTATACAGAGAACACGGAGACTAGCTTCGTGGCGGAGATTCCTGTCTTTGTGGAGCAGGCTGAGCAACGTATTTATAACTCGGTGCAGTTCCCCTCAATTCGTAAGAATGTGACAAGCACTGTTGCAATAAACACAAAGTATTTGGACTGCCCTCTTGACTTCTTAGCCGTGTATTCTATGGCTGTGATATTGCCATCAGGGGAGTACAAATACTTGCTGAACAAAGATGTCAACTTTATTCGT